TATAATATTTTTTAAGTAATTCTTTTGCACAAAAAGATGCTGTCTTATTATTGAATGCAGTAATAATACTTTGTATGCCTGCTCTAAATGTTGTCCTAGTTACAAAATGTAATGTGTAATAATAACCATCACCTTGTTCGTTTTTAGAAACATTATTAATTTTAATAATTTGAGCTTGTATTACCATTGATGTTTGTAAATCATGGCCTTTTAATTCTAAATCTAATTCTTCTTCTGCTCTTAATGGAAATTTGTGTAACGTACCAACAGAATCATAACACCTAAGGTTTGCCGATATGCTTGATTCGTAAATAGATGAAACAATATTAAATCCATAAATTAGCGGAGTGATATCTTGCTCTCTACCATCTACTGATCTTACCGTAGCTTTTTCAATAGTGCAAAGTGATGGATTAAATGAATCAGCCATATTATTCAGTACTTATCGTGTTTTTAAATTCGCTTGTTAATTGATTAAGATATGAATTATCGAATAAAAAGATTTCTTTCTTATTATCATTGATTTGTGTTTCATATTCAAAGATACGATAAGGAACCCAATCATCAGGAATAATTCTTTTTACGATTATCTTTTGACCTCTTTCAGTACGCAAGATAACACGATCCTCTCTACGAAGATATATCGTTCTAAATGATTCTGGTGCTAAGACTATATTGTCGACTGCCATTTTTTATTTCCTAAACTGTTTTAACATAGTATATAATATTTTCATCAATTGTTGTATCTTTGGTCCAATCAATAACGTCTTCACCAATTCTACCTGACTGATCTTGATACTTGTTAACTAAATAATCATTAAATGTTTGACCATCCATTGGCCATTCATAATATGGGTCTATGATATTATTTGCCATATAAACTAACCAAACATAATCAACTGATCCATAATAGTCCAATGCAATGTCTTCTGCTCTTTCACCTTCAGAAACGGTATAAGAATAATAAACAAATGGATTATTTGCGAGTGATCTTGCGAACGACGCTCGTCGAGATATATCTCTAACTTTTCTTCCTTGATATTCTATGACCGGGAAATGTTGAAAATATTTAGTTGCCATTATCCTTCTCCCTCTTCACTACCCGAATTAGATTCAACACTATCACTGTAATCTTCGGCTGTTTGTATTTCAAGTTCTTTAAACTCCATTGATAATTTAACTCCTTGTGGTACACCGCCTTCGGCAATCACAATTTCACCACTTGCTCCATAATCAACATTTATACTACTACACATACAAGGTTTAAATTTTACAAAATGATTTTCTTGAATACCTAACAGATTAATACTTACAACTGCGGGGTATGTTAAAAATGCTCTACTAAGTGATGCAGTAAATACGCCGTTATTACCAGCAACATTTCCGGATTCATTTGTAAGATCTCCTGTTACTGATTGAACGTGTGGTAATACTTGACTCTTAAGTGCTCTTATAATTAATCGAATATCTTCTGCTTCTTGTTTACTCTCAGGATATAATGTCCAATCTAATGAAAACGATCTTAAGTTAACACCTTCAAAAGAAAGAGTAGCCTGTGGATTAATTGCGGTACCTCTTGAAGCACCCATTGCTTTACCTAAACCTGGAGAGAAACTATTTAAAGTATTACTCATAAGAAATGATAACACTCTTGATCCTTGTGCTGCAAGTTCTGCATTTTGACTATTTGCATTATTTGATTCTTGAGTTAAAAAGTCGGCAATTCCTTTTACTCCTGATTCTCCCATACTAAATAGGTTACCAGCAACTCCACCTAAACCACCACCTTCTGATGAAAATACAGGTGCAAGAGTATCAACAATGAAACTTTCAATAAATGTCTTTTCCATAGAATTAACACTAATGCCTGTTGCGTCTGTTAATGATTTTGGCATTGGTAATTCAACAACGCATTGGCCAGTTTCTTGTGCGTTTGAAAATTGTGTTTTAGGAATGGTTCCTGTACTATCTGGCGTTACGAGCTGAGAGTAATCGTATTTCTTAAAGATTAATTGAATCCCGTGCGGAAATGGTGCAGCAGGAAAATGGTGTCGAGTGATCCCACTTAGATCTCGCTTGCCACCGCTTCTGTTTTTAGGTCTTGCCATTCTTAGTTTCCTTTGCTGTCTCCGTCTAATTCTAATAAATATGTATACGGATAATGTAATTATTTATAACAAAAATCGGAAAGTATATTATGGCATATAAGGGTAAGTTTAGACCAAAACGTCCCGATAAGTATAAAGGTGACCCTACAAAAATTATTTATAGGTCTTTGTGGGAATTTAAGGTATTTAAATGGATGGATTCTCATCCTGATGTAATATGGTGGCAATCAGAAGAAGTCATTGTTCCATATAGATCACCGATAGACGGAAAGGTACATAGGTATTTTCCTGATGTGGTAGTACATAAAAGAGATGGTCAAGGTAATCCTCAAACGATTATGATTGAAATTAAACCAAGCTCTCAATGTAGACCACCTGATATAAAGAATAAAAATAAAACAAAGACAGGCAGAGTTTCGAGAAGATATTTAAATGAAGTTAAACAGTGGGGAGTCAACGAAGCAAAATGGAAAGCAGCAAAGAACTTTTGCGCTGACCGTGGATGGTTGTGGACAATTATGACAGAAAAACATATACCAGGAGCACGATAAGTGGCACAGCTGTTTTCAGATATACTCGCAAAGGGTATAAGACAAGGACAAATTCCTGCTCGAACAAAAAGTGCTCGTGAATGGTACCGCGGACAAGCAACTAAAGCATTAGGTAAAAAGATTACCGAACAGGAGCTTGTAGGTAATAGTGATCCAGGAAGAAACGTTTCTCAACTCAGAGGTGATAGTCCATACGGTTCAATGTATTTCTTTAGATACGATCCTAAGCATAAAGCTACTTTACCATATTACGACGCATTCCCATGTATATTCCCAATAAATAAAGTTAAAGGTGGTATACTTGGTTTGAACATGCATTACTTACCACCAAAGATGAGAGCAGAATTAATGGATGCTCTCTATAGTACTGTATCAGATAAAAGATACGATGAGAATACACAATTACAAATAAACTATAAGATATTAAATAGTGCTGCGAATCTAAAGTTCTTTGCACCATGTGTTAAAATGTATTTAGCAAAACATGTAAAATCTAAGTTTGTTAGAATAAATTCGTCAGAATGGGATACTGCTTTGTTTTTACCAGTGCAGAGTTTCCAGAAAGCAGGGCAACAGCAAGTCTGGGCGGATTCAAGAAAGATTGCCAACAGGAGTTAATGAATGCCATTTAACATAACAGATTTTAAGAGTCAGTTTGAAAAACATGGCGGTCCTGCGATGTCAAATTTATTTGAGGTCCAATTGCTTGGTTTACCTAAAGGAATTGTAGTAAATAAAAACTACGATCCTTCAAGAGGATTTACTTTCTTTTGTCATAAAATGGATATACCTGCAGTTGCGATTAATTCTTCTGACGTTGCATATACAGGACAAATGAAAAGGAAAATCCCAACAGCAGTTCAAAACCCAGGACCAATGACAGGAAGTTTCTTTGTTGATAGTAATCACCATGTATTAGCATTCTTTCATCAATGGGCACAAACTATTGTAAATTACAGTAAAGGAAATGATCCTACAGCAGAAGTAAATGGTAAGTTACCACATGAAGTTGGATTTAAGAAAGACTTTTCTTGTGATATGATTATTAAACATTATTCAACAGATTCATACCCAGAGGTTTATTATGAAGCAAAACTATTTGGAGTATGGCCTGTAAGTATTGGAGCTTTAAATCTTGATTGGGCCGGTGGAACTGCATTATCATTAGATGTGCAATTCACAATGTCTGATATTGGATTTAGTTCTGATAGAACAGGAACAAAAGATGGACTATCAAGAGGTGGTGGTTTATTGGATGTACTCGGAGATATCGCAGGATTTGCCGATACTGTAAGAGGTACATTAAAAGGTGGGAAACCAACAAGCATTCAAGACGCAGTCAATAGATTAGACAGGCTAGGGAATGCAATTGATAACTTAGGTGGTTAGATTTAAATTATAGGAGTATACTATGGCACTACCAAAAATTGATTTACCGATTGGAGAATTAACTCTTCCAAGTAACGGTGATAAAATAAAATATAGACCGTTTACGGTTAAAGAAGAAAAGATATTATTGGTCGCACAGGAAGCTGGAGATGCAGAAGCTGAAGTGATCGCAATGAAACAGATAATTAATAACTGTTTGATTGATTATCATATTGAGGATATAGCATTATTCGATTTTGAATATGTATACTTGATATTACGATCTAAGTCTGTAGATAACATGGCAAAGTTTGTAATTAAAGATCCTGACACAAATGAGAATATTGAATTAGAACTTGATATGTCAGAGATAGAGGTAGCAAGAGATCCTAAACATACAAACGAAATTATAATTAATGATGATTATACATTATTTTTAAAATATCCAAACGTGGATAGTTTTATTAGAATCGTTGCTATGAATGAGGAAGATCCGTTAACGAATTATTTTGTAATGGTTGCTTGCTTGGATACATTGGCTTCAGAAGATGAAGTACATGATTTTTCAGAATATAGTTCTGAAGATGTAGAAACATTTATGGATGGTCTCTCAGGAGATGTTATTAGACAAATAACTACTTTCTTTGAAACTATGCCGAAGATACGAAAAGAATTACCGTATACAAATAGTGAAGGTAAAGAGCAAACATTTGTAGTAGAAGGAACACGAAGTTTTTTTACGTAAGCCTTAGCCATATAACGCTAGGGCATTACTACCAAATGATTTTCTCCATGGCACAACACCATAAATGGTCTGTGGCTGAAATTGAGGCAATGATGCCTTATGAAAGAGATCTTTATTTTAGTATGCTGGTGCAATGGATAGAAGAGCAAAACGAAAAACGACAAGGTTAAATTAAATGGCAGAAGAAACCACAAAGAAAAAGTTAAGTCCTGAGACTGAAGCTATTATAGATCGGCTGAAACGAGAAGGTCAGCTGACGCGTAATAGTGAAGGTAATTCTATCAAGTCAATTAAAATAAATCTTGACAAGTTTGCTGATGCCTTTACAGCCATTCAAAAAAGTTCAGAAGATACTGCCAGAATTATGACAGAAAACTTTGTTGATGGTAATACTGAAATACTTAAAAAGGTTGATGAATCATTAGAAGGTTTAACCGACGAACAAAAGAAAGCCGAACTTCAAAGAAGAAAGGAAGTCAAAGAAGAAGCAATTAAAAAGAAAGAGGAGACAAGAGAACAATCAATGGCTGAAAAGTCGTTAAGGGCTACTCTTATGAATGGCTTTGGTGATTTAAAGAAAGGATTCTTAGCGGTTAAAAAAGATCCGTGGGGTTCATTACTTCAGATCGGAAAGTGGGCAGTTATAATACCAATATTAGCAGGAGCAATAAAAGGTGTTCTTGATTTGATGTTTGGTGATTCTGAGATGGCCCAGTTTTATAAAGATATCAATAATAGTGCGTTTATGAAATTTGTTAAAGATCATCCATGGGCGTCTCTTGGTATTGCTCTTACAGCTTTTGCCGGTGTTAAATGGATGAAAATGTATTTAGCAATGATGGCTGCTGCAAAAACACTTGGAGTAGGTGGTGGTACAGATGTTGTAGCAGGCGGTACTGGAAAAGGAAAAGGAAAGGGACTCAAAGATAGACTTGGAAGATTATTAAAAACAACAAAGGGTAAAGGTGGACTTGCTGGTATTGTACTTCTTACTGTTGGCGGTATAACATATGCAGTAATGGATGATGATGACGAACCTGTAAATGTTGACGAAGAAATTAAAAGAATTAGAAGAGAAAACGAAGTAAAAGAACAAGAAGTTATAAAGGGAAAAATAGACAGTTATAAAACCACCTTAGAAAGAGATAGAACAACTTTTGGTGATGTATTAACAGGAACTTTAGTTAGTGGAGGCATTGGTGCTGCAGGTGGTGCCGCTTTTGGTGGCGTAGGAGCAATTCCAGGCTTGATAGGTGGATTAATTTTTGGAGCTGTTACTGGTCTTGGTACGGTTGCGTATGAAGCGGTTGATGATTATAGAAATGATATTGATAACATTCCTAATGA